AGATATATAAAACAATGAGATAAAAATTCCGAAAGTATTGACTAAATCGGAATTTATTTGTCAAACTGGGAAAATATCAATATAATCAAGGGTTATTTATTCCGAAAGTATTGACTAAATCGGAATAATGAGTAATAGCAACAGTTTTAGAAATATAGTAAACATATATTTACTAAACGGAAGGCAAATTATAAGAAAAAAATAAAAAAAATATTTATCTGTATATAGATTGCTATAGGGAAAACAGATAAAATCTTTTTATGTCCTCAAAAAGAAATACACTTAAAACTACATCTGACCTTACTATAAAACAAAGAAAATTTGTTGATATCCTTGCAAGTAATTGGGGCAAAATTACTAAAACAGACGCTTGTATTGAGGCGGGATATACTACCAAAGACGGACGTAAGCCATATGAAACCGCAAGTAAGTTAACAAACCCAGAATTAAATCCGCATATTGTAAGATATTTAGAAAAAAGATTATCACAAGAATTACATAAATATCAAAGTGACAAATTACGTTCTTTTAAATCATTAGAGCATATAAGAAATAAAGCTGAAGAAAAAAATCAATATAATACTGCTGTTCAATCTGAATTTCGTATGGGGCAATTAGCGGGTTTTTATGTTGCAAAAAGTGAAATATCGCACGTTGGATTAGAGGGTATGAGCCGTGAGCAATTAGAAAAAAGATTATCGGAATTAGAAAACAAACTTGAAGTTAATAATGCGATTATCGACATCACTGCTGAAACAGAAATTGCGAAATAGCGATTGGAAAACTTTTATTAACACTTTTAATAAAGTTCACAATAGCCATTTATTAAATACTAAATTAGGAATTGTAGCTATAAAAATAAATGACAAAAAGAAAACTAAGTATTAACAAAAACGCAAAAAAAGAAATTGAAAAATATCCATTAGTTGCGATTAAATGGTATGACATCACTAGTGATAGTGCGTGGCAAAATATTAATGACTTAATCAATACAAAATTACCTATTTGCACAACTAAAGGTCATCTATTAACGCAATCAAAGGGAATAACAAGGGTCTTTGGTGACTACGCCCTTAAAGATGAAAAAACGGGCGTAATTGATGAAATTGCCAATACAACACTAATTCCTAATTCCGTTATTATAAATATTAAAAAGATTTAATATTATAAAATTTACCGCCCGAATTTATGTCGTGCGTCAATGAAATTAATTCTGACCATAACGGGTTTTTAATACCTATTGGGTCAATATTTATTTTGTAATCATTAGCCAAAATTTCCATTATTTGCTCTGCAACATATTTACAAGTATCTTTATTGCCATATCCCCAAGTATTACAATAACCAATTAATCTTTTTATGTCTTTAGCGTATATGGGCAAAAACCCTTTTTTTATTTTATTTTTCATTAATTACTCCTATATTGTTTTATAATTTGTTTTATTTTTTGCCAATTATTATTTGTATAATAAAGTTCGTAAGATAATAGTTTAAAATCCTCAGTAAAAACTTCATTTACGTAAGATTTTAAATCATTTTCATTAACAAAATTTTCAAAAATTTCCATATCTGCAATTCCAAAACTATCACAATCTGTGCCTTTTTGATTGTTTATATATTTGCCAAAACTTACATAATTATTATATATATTTTTAGTTTTAATATCTTGCATTGTAATATTTGCCCCTATTGGATTTTTCTTTAAATTATAAATTTTCATTATTTCCTCGCTATTCTTTTTGTTGGTAAATATTGCGGTAAATTTAATTTAAAATTATTTCTTTGATAATCATAATCAACCGCTTTTGTGTAATTATCTGCTAAATACTCTATTGTTTTTGCAACGCTTAAAGGCGTTCCTATTAAGCTATGCGACAAATCAAATACTTTTTTATAGGTATCTAATTTTAATGATATATTTTTATATCCTTTAACGCCGTCATACCCGCCAATATGCAACTCCTTTTTTTTATTTTTTTTCATTTTTTATGTCCTTTTTTGTTGTTTACAATAATTTAAAAAATTATTGGCTATAATATTTTTATAATTTTTAGCGTTATATAAAATATCCATATCATAATTATAAGCCGTTAGATTACAAACCAATTTATTATTTTCGTCATTATTAAAAATAATTTGATAAGTATATTCTTGCCCGTAATTTTCTGTCTCCCAATCGTCCTCAATAAAATTTTGAGTACATTTATATTCATAAACGGAATTGCCGTTATCATATATAAAATGATTAATTAAATTTAAAAAGTTCTTAGGGTTTTTAGCGTTTTTAAGTAGTTTTGCTAAATCTTGCCCTGCATTATCTAAAAAACCGTCACAATGTCTATAATAAGTATAAACGTTATTATTGTTTTTTACATTTACTACTGAACGTGTAGCCATTTTAATTTACTCCTTTATTGTTAACTATTATTTTATTGCCAACTTTTTTTATGTTTTCTGCTATTAAATGCAACTTAAATATAAGACTTTCATAGCGTTCAATATTTAAACCTATTTCATTTTTTTCTAATTCTTTAGGCTCAACTATTTCATACCACTCGTTTAAAGCGTCTATTAAATTAAGAGCGTCATTTTTTGTTATCATTTTTTATGTCCTTTTTTAGTTAATAACCGTAAACCCGCTTAAGTCTTTTTTCGCTCGACCCTTTGCAAGTAAACCAATTATTGTTTTTTTCGGGTCAAGAAAACGCAAATCGCTATCATCTCCCGTCACAACTTGCCTACCTAAATATTTTTTAGGTAGTTTATTAAAAACAACTGCAATATTATTATCAGTTGCTAATAATTTTTTGATTTCGCTTTCATTACTTTCGCTTTTCGAAAACGTTAGACTGTAATTTTTTGGCAAAATTTCATTAAAACGATTTAATATTTTTGTATAATCATAAAATGGAATTTGCGGAAATAGTTCCATAATGTTTTTATGGTCTTTAAATCGATATCGCTCCCATGCTAAATCGCTCGTTCCATTTAATCTTATCGCCAATTTTAAATTTTTACTTTTGGCTAGTTTTTCGTAATTTGTAATTTCTTTATGTAAATGCTCTAAAAATTTTTGGCGGTCGTTAATAAAATACAATGTTTTATTTATTCTTGATTTTTGGACGCAATTCATTTGACCCCGTCCCGCCGTATTTAAACAAGCCTTAATACAACCTTGTGACGCTTTTGGGCAAATATTATACCCGCTTAGGTTGTATGGAGCTAAATGCAAGATTGCGGTCAAATATCCATATTTAACTGATTTTTGCATTTTAAAGTTATTAAAACTTAATAACTTTTTTTGCGGTTTATAATTCATATATATTCACGTAATTTCTTTAAACACTGATTAAATTAAGCCTTAAGTGTTGTCAAATAAATAATTAAAAATAAGTGTTGACAACTAATATATAATAGATAATTTGACAAATAATAATAACAACTAAAAAAGGACGTAATATGTTTAGCAAGTACACAAAAGACGCCTTAACAATTTTACAAAATGAAATTGTCGAGGGTTTAAAAAAAGACGGTTTAAAATATTTTAAATCGTTTTCGGGTTATGGATATCCTAAAAACGCCTTAACGCTTAAAGAATATAGCGGTATTAATTTTTGGGCTTTAAATATCCAAAAACAAAAATTAGACTATAAATCTAATTTGTGGGCAACTAAAAAAGCGTGGGCAAAAGTTGGAGCAACTATTCTTGACGGTCAAGAAAAAAACGGTCGAGCAATATTTTACTACAGCACGTTTAAAAAAGATGTAAAGAAAAATGAAAAAATGGACGAAAAAACTTTTGCTTTTTTAAAAGTATCTTACGTTTATAATTTAAGTCAAATTGACTTAAAAAATTCAACTTATAGCCCCGCTATAGAGACGCCAATTAATAAAGTAATTGATAATCAAGAAATTGAAAACTTTATTAAATCTATTGACGGCTTAAAGTTAAGTCATACATTAGACGGTGAATGTTATTATCATAAAATAGTTGATAATATTGTTATGAGTGACAAAAAAACTTTTAAAGACACGCCAGATAATAACGCCTCGAATAATTATTATAGCGTGTTATTTCACGAGTTAATTCATTGGAGCGGAGCAAAAGAGCGTTTAAATCGATTTGAAAAAAACCAAAAAAGATTTAAAGACAACGCTCAATTAGAATATGCTCACGAGGAGTTAATTGCGGAGATTGGAGCGGTGTTGTTATCACAACGCTTTAATATTCAAAAAACTATAAATAACAATAATTTGAGTTATTTAAAAAGTTGGATATCGGCGTTGCAAAATGACAATAAATTTTTAATATCGGCGTTGTCACAATCTTATAGAGCGTCCGAATTTTTACTTAATAAAGGCGTTAAAAAAGACTATACACAAGAAATCAAAAAAGTTGCATAAATATCACATATAAAGCGGGTCTAAAAAACCCGCTTTATTTAATAGTTGACAACTATATTAAATCATATAATTTCGCATAATAACCAAAAAAAAGGACATAAAAAATGACTATAAATTTAAACCAAATAATTACAAAAAAAAGAGCAATGATTATATTAAAACTACACGGTCTTACCGACTTAATGCATTTAAAAAGTTTTATAATCGATTTAGGTAATAAGGACGAATATGTTAAACGTGAGGTTTACGTTTGGTTAGGTTATGACTACGGTCATTGCGATTATATTTAAATATTTAATTGACGTTAAGCCCTTAATTATTAGGGCTTAGCGATAGTTAAAAAACTATCATAATACTAACAACTAAGGACGTAAAAAAATGACAAAAATGTTGCCAAAAAACACAAGCGAAAGTTATAACGGTTGGTCTAATTATGATACGTGGAATTTCAAATTATGGTTGGATAATGACGAAACTTCACAAGGTATGACTTACAATCTTATTAAAGACGCTATAAAAAAAAGCAAAAAACAAGCGGACGCCGTCCATTATATTAGAACGTTTTTAGAGCAATACGCTTTAGAAAACGCTCCACAATTAGAAAACGGCTTTTATTCGGACGTATTAAACGCCTCTATACGTTCAGTAAATTATTATCAAATTGCGGACGCTTATTTTTTTGATTATTTAGAAAACAATAATTTAAAAGAAAAAACGGCTTAGCCCTTACCTTGCATTATACACGCCTTAGTTGTACTCTAAGGCGTGTCAAGAAAACCCGAAAACGTATTTATTAAAAGAGTTAAAAACGCCAATAAAAACAATTACTTTCAGTCAATAGAGACCTACACAACGTTAGGTTGCGCCGATTGTTTTTGTGTTGTAAATGGCTCGAGTTTTTGGCTCGAGTTTAAACATACAAACGCTAAGAATTTAGGGCTAAGTAAGTATCAAATGGCGTGGCAATTAAAACTAATTAAGCACGGCGGTCACGTATTTAACTTTGTTAGGGTACTCTCGCAACGTTGCCTTAAAACCTATAGACTTGAGCCGTTAGGCGTTAGGCTTATTGCGACCGCCAATGACAACGTCGACGGTATCAACCAACTATTAAATCAACTATCGGACATTGTGCGAAATTGTGCGAAGTAATAACATTACTTCTGATAACTATACTTATCACTCCCAATAACTTCACATAACTTCACATAAGATAGAGGCGTTAGGCACGGCTCAGTCTACAAGGCTCATTAATCGATTGACCTTATGCTTTTTTATTTGCCTTATTTTTGCCACAATCAGCAATTTTTTTTGATTTTACAGAGACGTGCTTGAGCAGGATTCATAAACGTAGTAGGGTAAGAATTACAATGGATGTATTAAAGGGACCCGTAGAAAAAGACCTATTAACTCTTGAAGAGCTTCGTAACGAAGTAGAAAAGAAATGGATTAAACACATAAAGTTGTGCCAGGACAATTTTCTATATTTTGTTCAGGAGGTTTGGCCTGATATCATTATGCGAAAAGAAAAGGACCCAACTAAATATGGGCACCATCAGATAATGGCGTCAGAGTTCACTAAGATAGCTTCACAGAAAAAAGGGAGGCTCATAGTAAATATGCCCCCACGTCATACTAAGTCTGAGTTTGCTTCTGTTTTCTTTCCAGCATGGATGATAGGGAAGTTCCCCAAATTAAAATTAATGCAAGTTACACACAATGCTGAATTATCTTCTAGATTTGGTGCAAAGATTAGAAACTTAATAGATTCAAAAGAATATAAACAAATTTTTGGTGATGTAAGATTACGAGAAGATTCTAAAGCAAAAGGTAGATGGGAAACTAATCATGGTGGTGAATACTTTGCTGCCGGTGTTGGTGGAGCAATTACAGGTCGTGGTGCGGATTTGTTGATTATTGATGATCCACACACGGAACAAGACTCATTATCTAAAAATGCAATGGAAAGGACCCATGAATGGTATTCATCAGGACCCAGACAACGTTTGCAACCAGGAGGGTCCATTGTATTAGTTATGACTCGTTGGGCAGAAAACGACTTAACAGGGATGTTAATAAAAGGACAAAAAGAAAATAAAGCGGATAAGTGGAAAGTAATATCTTTCCCAGCCATACTATCAAGTGGTGATCCATTGTGGCCAGAGTATTGGACACTAGAAGAATTAGAAAGAGTTAAAGCAACTATTCCAGTTCGTAACTGGTCATCTCAATATATGCAGGACCCAACTTCAGAAGAGGGTGCAATTATTAAACGTGAATGGTGGAGACCATGGAAAAAATCAAACCTACCAAATCTTATGCATGTAATACAAAGTTATGATACTGCGTTTAGTAAAAAGGAAACTGCAGATTATTCTGCTATTACAACTTGGGGTGTATTTTATCCAACAGAAGGAGGACCCGCTAATATGGTTTTGTTAGATGCCATGAAAGGTAAATATGATTTTCCAGAACTTAAAGCTGTTGCATTAGATCAGTATAAATATTGGGAACCTGAAACAGTTATTATTGAAGCGAAAGCTTCTGGTGAGCCTTTAACCCAAGAGTTTAGACGTATGGGTATTCCTGTTATTCCTTTCACACCATCAAGAGGAAAAGATAAATATACTAGAGTTAATGCATGTGCTCCTATATTTGAATCAGGTACTATTTGGTATCCAGAAGGAGAACACTTTGCAGAAGAAGTAATTGAGGAATGTGCGGCGTTCCCACATGGAGAATATGATGACTATGTTGATAGTATGACTCAGGCTGTGTTAAGATATAGGCAGGGCAGCTTTATTGAAACAAGTTCTGATTATAGGGACACGTCAGATAGACCTGTTAAAGAATATAAATATTATTGATATGAAAAAAATTCAAAAAGCTTATACTGGTAGAGCTGTAAGACAACCTACAGAAACAGATACTGAATTTGAAATTAGACATGAATATCACACACCATTTAAAGGACCCCAAAAAGCAAGTCTAGGTGCTTTAATTGGAATTGGTGCAGATAATCTTTTAAAAAAATCTGAAACAGCTAGAAGCCTTACAAAAAATTTAGGTATTGGTGGAAACCTTTTAGGTTCTTATTATGATAAAAAAGCTGATACTAGGGATAAGACAACAGGTTCCGAACAAACAAAACAAATAACAGCAAAACGAATGGGTGGCATGATCCGTGGTGGTAGAGCCGAGATCAAAGGAACACGCCCCGCGAAACTAACATAGGAGATAATATGGCTAAAGAAAAAAAACAATTAACACCAGGAGTAAAGGCATCTGAGGTAGATAGAGAAATATTAGAAAACGTTGGATCAAAACCTTTATTTAATAAAAAAGCAAAAGGTGGCTTGAATAAATTTATGAAAGAAAGATCAGGTGCTGCAGTAACACAAAAAGAAAAAGATAGATTTAAAAAAGAAATATCAAGAGCTGCAACTACTGGAGCGGCAGCTGAAGCAATGTCGTCAGACGCAATGAAAAATATTTCTGGAGCTTCAGTTACCGATGCTGAAAGAGAAAGATTACAAGATGCAATGCCTGATTATGCAGAAGGTGGAGAAGTCGTAGTAGGTAAAGGAAAAGATTATATAAAAGATTTACTGTAATGGCTGATAAAAAAAAATCTTCTTGGCAAACTGTTGAAGAATATCAAACTGAAAAATTAAATAAAAGAACAGCTGACGCAATTAAAGAATCTAAAAAAATTACAAAAGAAAAAAAAGATTCATATACAGAACGTAATGAATTCAAACCAGGTTTTTATGATCAGCCTAGTAAACCTCCTATAACACCTGAAACTTATTATGGTACAGCAAGTGGTAAAACAAGTTTTGAATCACCAATCGTAGATCCAGATACATCTATGATGATAAATAGAAATCAAGGCGGAGAAGTTGTAGTTGGTAAAGGAAAAGATTACATCAAGGATTTATTATAATGGCTGATAAAAAGAAAGTTGGTAAAGTCATGAGAGAATTTAAAGCAGGTAAATTACATTCAGGAAAAAAAGGACCCGTTGTAAAAAATCCTAAACAAGCAATTGCTATTGCTCTATCAGAAGCTAAAATGACTAAACCAAAAAAAATGTCTGGCGGTGGTGATGCACAAGGACCTTTCTTACAAGGTGTTACACCTGAAATTGAAAGATCTGCAGAAGGAGTTGAGGGTTCACAATCAAGAATAGAAAAAGATAAAGCAAAAGTAACTGCACATACTAAAGCTGGAAATATTGGTATAGGCAGAACTGAATCAAAAATTTATCAAGGGCCTGGTACACCGGAACTTAAACAAAGAGAAGATAAAATATCTTACGATAAAAATTTTAAAGTTAATGATGGAACAGATGTTCTTTTATATGGAGAAAAAGGAAGATCAAAATCTGAATATTCAGGTTATGGTGAAACAAAAAAATCACAAGGAACTTTTAGAATAGGTGCAAAAGCAACAATGAAATTTGAAAAAGGTGGCGCTGTAGAAATTGGTAAGGGTAAAGACTACATAAAAGACTTACTATAATAGAGGTTACATAAGCAATTTACTATAAGATATAGTCCTTATTATCATTGCATGTTAAAATAATCCTGTTATAACAACAAGGAGATAGTATCATGAAAAAATCGTTAAGAAATCTAGCAAAGGTTGCAGCAGGTTTAGGCGCTGCATATGCTTTGACTAAGATGGGTAAAACTGAAACATCAGAAGCGGATAGCTTAAGAATGCAAAATCAAGCTGATCAGGAAGATGCTTCAAGAGCAGCATTTGCAAAAAAAAATGCAAGAATATCAGACGCACAAAGAATGTCTAATCAAGCAGCACAAGAAGATGCTTCAAGAGCAGCATTCGCGAATGCAAGTAAAACAAGTAGCCCAACAACTTTAAATCCTAAGACAGGTATTTATGGAGAACCCGGTTCATTAGAAGGTTTTAAAGCTTCAGAAGAAGCTAGAAGAGCTAGAATTTTTGGAACAGGAACAAGAGAAATAGATCCAGGTAGTCCTAAAGCAAAACTAGCTGCAAGATTAAATAGATCTAAAGGTGGATCTGTAATAGCAAGAGGAAACAAATTAGCAAGAAGTAAACCGACTAAACTTTTTTAATGGCTGAAGTCGACAAAAACAATGAACTCCCACAAGAGGAAGTTGTTGAAAACGAAATTGATATAGAGTTACCACCTGAAGAAGGTGTTGTAGAGGAAGCAGCAGAAGCTGTTTCTGATGAGTTAGACTTTTATAAAAATTTAGCTGAGGATATGGATGAAAGATCTTTAGCTCGTTTGTCGTCACAATTAATTTCTGATTATAAAAAAGATAGAGTCTCAAGAGCAGATTGGGAACAAACCTATGTTCAAGGATTAGATCTTTTAGGATTTAAATACAGAGATCAAACTAGACCCTTTCAAGGAGCAACGGGTGTTACACATCCTTTACTTGCAGAGTCAGTTACACAATTTCAAGCACAAGCCTATAAAGAATTATTACCATCTGAAGGTCCTGTAAGAACACAAGTTGTAGGATTAGAAACACCAGAAATTTTACAACAAGCAGAACGTGTTAAAGATTTTATGAATTACATGTTGATGGAAGAAATGGAAGAGTACACTCCAGACTTTGATCAATTATTATTTTATTTACCTTTATCAGGATCTTCGTTTAAAAAAGTTTACTATGATGAAATCATGCAAAGAGCGGTATCTAAATTTGTACCTGCAGATGATTTAATTGTTCCTTACTATGCAACAGATTTAAAAGATTGTGAACGTATTACACATGTTATTAGAATGTCAGAAAATGATGTTATTAAAAAACAAAAGTCTGGATTTTATAGAGACGTAGAGTTAATTGCTAAACAAGCAGAACAAACTGCTATTCAACAAAAACTATCTGAGATTGAAGGTGTTAAACCATCAGGAGAAATTGAAAATCAATTTAATATTTTAGAGATGCATGTTGATTTAGATTTAGAAGAATTTGAAAATACAGGTAAAAAAGATAAGAAAGATATTAGAGTTCCATACATTGTTTCAATAGATGAAGGCTCACAAGAGATTTTATCTATCTATAGAAACTACGATCCAGAAGATGAGCTGATGAGACGTAAAGAATACTTCGTTCATTTTAAATTTTTACCAGGTTTAGGCTTTTATGGTTTTGGATTAATACATATGATTGGTGGATTATCACGATCTGCTACATCTTCACTAAGACAATTACTAGATGCAGGTACATTAGCTAACTTACCAGCAGGATTTAAGTCACGAGGTATAAGAATTCGTGATGATAACCAACCTTTTCAACCAGGTGAGTTCAGAGATGTTGATGCACCGGGTGGAAATATTAGAGATCAGTTTCAAATTTTACCTTTCAAAGAGCCAAGTCCAACTTTATTTCAACTTTTAGGTTTTGTTGTACAAGCTGGACAACGTTTTGCATCAATTGCAGACATGCAAGTAGGTGATGGTAACCAACAAGCAGCTGTTGGAACTACAATTGCACTATTAGAACGTGGTTCGAGGGTTATGAGTGCTATTCACAAGCGTTGTTACTACGCAATGAAACAAGAATTTAGAATTTTAGCAAAAGTTTTTGCAGATTACTTACCACCAGTGTACCCGTATGCAGTTTATGGTGCAGATCGAATGGTAAAAATACAAGATTTTGATGACAGAGTAGATGTAATTCCAGTTGCAGACCCAAATATTTTCTCAATGTCACAAAGAGTGACACTTGCAAATGAAAATTTGAAGATTGCAGCCTCTGCTCCACAACTTCACAACTTAAGAGAGGCTTACAGACGAGTTTATGAAGCATTAGGCACTAGACAAATTGATAATATCTTACTTCCTGAAAAAGAACCTGTACCAGAAGACCCAGCAACAGAAAATTCTAAGGCTCTTCGTATGGAATTGTTAAAAGTTTTTCCAGATCAAGATCATAATGCACATGTTGCTGCACATGGAATATTTATTAGAAGCAGAATGGTACAAATGAATCCAATGGTCTACGCATTATTACAAGGACACATCTCAGATCACATTGCTTATCAAGCACATGGTGAAGTTGGAGCATTTTTAGTACAAGATCCTAACATGGTTCAAACGAAACAATTAGATCCAGCTGGTTATGAAGTACAATTTAATTCTATGGTTGCAAAAAGAGTTGTAGAATTAACTACACAGTTAATACAAGCTGAAGGTGGTGAACAACAAGATCCATTAATAGCATTGAAACAAAGAGAATTAGATTTAAAAGCTTTAGATATACAAAGAAGAGGTAACGAGAGTCAAATGGATATGTCAAGAAAGTCAGAAGAGTTTGATGAGAAAATGGATTTAGAAAAAATGAGATTAGAAAATCAAGAAGTGCAATCTGCACAAAGATTACAAGTTGCAAAAGAAAAAATACAAGTAGCAAGAGATAAACAAGTTACTTCCACTATACCTAAGAGATGAAGTTTAAGACGCCTGGGGTTAGGTTCGGTCCACCCCCAATAAAAGGCCCAAGTTCACAAGGTTTAAAATTAAATAGACAAAGCTTGCCAAAAAGTTTAAAACTTCGCTTAAATGGATCAAAAAAAAATAAGTTACAATCATTTAAGTAAAGAAAAAAAATTAATATATTTAGCAGGTGTATTTGAGGGGGAAGGTTCTTTTGGTTTCTGGGGTAAAGTTGGTAAAAGTAATAGATATCTTAGAGTACAAATAAGAATGTGTGACGAAGACATTGTTTTAAGATTTATAGATTATTTTAAATTAGGCTCCATAAGCACATATTTACCAAAAAATAATAAACATAGCAGAAGTTGGAAATGGACAGTTTCAGGAGATAAAGCTAAAGAGGTAATGTTGCAACTTAATCCTTTTCTTGGTATAAGAAGACAGGAGAAATTTATAGAATGTTACAAATGTTAGGCGCTGTTGCACCATTAGCTAAAATATTATTTAATACAATTGAAAAATCAGTTCCTGATAAAGATCTTCAAGAAAAATTAAAATCACAATTACAAACACAATTACTACAATCCAACACAGCAGAATTACAAGCTGCAGCTAAGATAGTTGAAGCAGAAGCTAAAGCAGGTTGGTTCTCAGCAAGTTGGAGACCTTTATTAATGTACGTATTAATTTTTATATTAATATGGAATTATGTATTAGGACCTGTTATTTTATTTTTTTTTAAAGCTTCTATAACTATTACTCTTCCAGGTGATGTTTGGACACTTCTTCAAATTGGCCTTGGGGGGTATGTCGTAGGGCGCAGTGCGGAATCAGTTGCACGAACTATGGCTAACAAACCACAACCAAAAGAACAAGAAAACGGGTAGTGAAATACCTAGTTATGTTGTTATTGCTTTCTTCGTGCAATAATGTAAATACTCCATATATAGATAGCATAACATTATTAAAAATAGAAAAAACATTTTAATATGATAGACAGATTAAAGGATCTAATAGCTAAAAACTTTTCTAATAAAAATATAGAAACTAAAAATAATATATTAATGAAAAGTAGAAAAGAAGTTGAGATCAATGGTAATGGAACTTCTGGATATACAATTAAAGAAGGTTCTCATAAAGGAACAGTTCTAGGACACATTAAAAGAGAAAAGAAAATAATTGAATAATGAACTTTAAAGATAAAGGTCCTAATGACCTTGATAAAATAATATTTAATTTACAAA